GATAGGGAGAGAATATTAGATGAACTAGCTAAACTCCCTATCACCGAATTACAAGAAGAGAAGGTTAATGTTTATCTAGCTAAACAAGCAATTGAAAGGAAGAAGGATATTGAAAGAGAAAGTAAAGCTACATATGTAAACGCAGATAAAATACTAGGTGCTTTAAAGGGATTGTCCAAAGAAAAAAATTTTAGATACAAACAAAAGAAAGAATATAATATCAGAAATGGTATTAAACCATGGGAAAATAAATAATGGTAGGTAGACCGCAGCAGAAAGTATTTTGTCAAGGAAATACACGAGCTGGATTAAGAAAGGGATTAAAGATACCTTGTCGAATGAAAGGTTATCCATTATCAGATGGGAAAACTTTCAGATGTAAATATCATGGTTACCAAAATTATGATAAATTTAACAAAGCTAAATATACTGATGAGAGTAGAATAAAACAGTTGAGCTGCCTCTTTCAGTTTAAGGATTATACACATGAACAAATCAAAGAATACTATTACTCCAAAACAAAACCAAGAATTGATAACAGAGAAAAATCTATCTATCATAGAAGAAAAGCTAATAGACGGAATGACGCTTTCAGAAATCATAAACGACAAGCAGTATCCATTCAGTTTGATGAAGTTTTACGCCTACTTAAAAAGAAATCCAGAACTAGAGAAAAGAATACTTGAGGCTAGAAAATTAGGTGTACAAACTTTAATAGATAAACTTCTCCAAGTATTTAGCTATCAAGAAATAGAGTCTCCAAATGAAATACTTTGGATTAGAGAGAAAGCTAAGTTTGTTCAATGGGTTGCAGGAAAAATTACAGATCTATACTCTGATAATAAAACTATTAAACAAGATATTGATACGAAGATGTCTATTTCCTGGGAAGATAACTCTAATGATTTGATTGATGTATCAGAGGATATAGTTGATATACCCTCTGATAATAAGGAGTAATTAATTACTCATTTTATTTTTAATAAAATGTTTAGCAAGTTTTTTAGTATGTGCAAAACCAAACTTTATAAACTCTTTGGTTGGTAAACCATTTAAAAAAATAGCTAAATTTTTATTATCCATTTTAGTAATTAATTTATTTTCAAAGTCTAAAATGTACATAGTTTTCCTTCCTTTTTGTTAATTAAAGTATGGTGCAACAAACATCCATACCACTACAACAGAACCTAAAAATAACCAGATCATTTATATTTTTTTGGCAATGTATTGAAATTTAGGATCGTGATTTACGTTCCCATGTCTTAATCTTTTTTGAAACAATACGACCATTAAGTTTTCTGCATGTCTATAAAACATACTTGCAATGTCTCTTGTTTCATAATCATAAAATCTATCTTTAGCTAGATAACCTTCATGATATATTATTGACTCTCCACTCTTAGCCGTTTGTAACCAAGCCTCGTATTTTTTCATTCTCATTTTTGTTCCTTTGTTTTAGTTGTTTGTTTTTATAATGAGTGTAGATAACTTTTCCTACACTCAAAATATTTAAAAGAGTTTGTTGTTGTAACTCTCTTAATTCTTTTTTACTTAATCGTTTGTGCATTTAGTTTTTTTGCATAAACTTTTACCAACTCAAACCACTTCTCTTTATAAAGTTTTTTAAAGTCTGGATTGGTTGCTTTGTTATATGCATTTGCGAGTTTATCTAATGACTTTCTTGCGTCTATAAATAACTCATGTCTTTTTTGTTGCTCACTCATTTTTCTTTCATGATTTACTATTCTATTTTTACTTCTAATAAAATCTAATGCTTGAAAATCTACCGCCATTACGCTACCCCCAATTCTTGTAATACATCTGCTTGTTGACTTGTTATTTCTTTTTCTGAATAAACTTTAATTGCATTCATTTCAAAGTCATCCCAAAAAACATTTGTTTTTAGTTCATTCTTTTTTTTCAAACCCCAAAACTTTTTGCAATATCCATACTCTGACATTTTTTTATCAAAGATATAGTTGTCTGAATGTTCATAGTCACCAATGATACAATCAAATTTTACTAAGTATTTTTTTTTCATATTATCCCCATTGTTGCGCCATTGCCTCGGCTATACCAGACCAAAATTTTGATCTATCCTTCGAGCCTCTTGCAACGTATCTGTTTTTGTTTTTGTTTGTGTTTTTATATCTACTCGTACCAGACTCGATAAAAGTTTTAACCTCTGATTTATCGATGATATTTGTAGGCTTTAACTTTGGCAATCCTTTTAACCACAATCTAGTTTTCTTTGTGTATGGATGACCAAATTCGTATGGTTGAATTTCCTGGTCGTGTTTAGGTAATTCAAATATTCTGGATTGTACTGGATTTTCAATTGCAATTTTAATATCTTTATTCCAAAAATCCATATCAAAAAATTTCATAAAAAATTTTTTAGCCTCTAATCCTTTCTCGTATCTTTCAATATTTAATTTTCCTTTTTCCGGATACAATCTACATGCACCGGCATTTGATAAATAAGTGCATGGTGGATGAGCAATTATTAAATCCCAATCTCTATATAAATAATTTAATACATCCCCTTGAAAATGATTTCCTGGAATTTCAGTTGGCAAAATATCACAACTCCAGGCTTCATGACCTCTGTTTTTAAATGCTTCTCTGACAATTCCAGAATATTCACAAGCTATTAATACTTTCATTTTTTTTAATCTCCAATTGGTTGATTTAAAAAATTATTCAATTCATAAACTTTACTTCTTATGTCATAAAATTTACGGCTTAAAAAATCTGGATGATTTCTATCCATAATTTTATGATCGATATAAATTGAGTATCTTTCGGAATGTTTTAAAGGCACAAATGATTGAGTGCCATGCTCTTTTCTTGAGCCTCTTCCCAAAACTCTCACTTTGTATCTATCTTTATTAATAAACTTTCTGACTTGCTTTATAAATTCCCAACCCTCTTTTGAGTTTGGGATGTCATGAAAGTAATGCACACAAGCCTCTTTTATTTTTTTTGGTTTTATACTTGAAGCATTTCTTATAGCTTGAATTACCTCTGTATTGTTCATGGTTTTTTTTCCTTTCTATATTGTTATTATTAAAATTATTAAAAAAAATAATAAGCCTACTGAAAAATAATATTTAATATCTGTCATTTTTTCCCCTTTCTTTTATTTTTATTTTTTTTCTTTTTTTTCTTTTTTTTAATCTCTTTCATATCAGTTATATAACTTGAATATTTATATTGAATAAAATCAATCATTATTTTTTTTCCTTTCTTTTAATTGCTTTTTAAATTCTCTTAAACTTAAAGCATTTGATTTATGTAGATGATCAAAAATAATATAAAAGAAGGGATTACAATCTGACGCATTCCAACCCCTTCGATTACTTATTTTTTGAATTAGATTTAAATATTTATCCTTCCATTTTTTATAGATTGTCATTTTTACCTTTTTATTTTTTTAAATTTTTTTGATTTAGATACTTTTATCGCTCTCAAAAAATGATCAATATGCATATCACCAATGGCAATATTAACCCCTTTTGATTTTGAATAATAAGATTTATTATTTAAAACTTCCAAAGTATCTTTTGAAATTGCTCTGTTATCAATCACGCTTTGTATTTTTACTATTTCATTTAGTGTCATTTGTTTTTTTCCTTTCTTTGTTTATTTGTTTAGATCAATTACAAATCCAGATTGATCTATTTCTTTTTTATTCGTTTCTGGATTTAAAAACGGCTTTTCTTTTAATCCTACAATAACATTTTTAGGGTCTGTAAATCTTAGGTCGTGTAAATCCCCATTAATAACTTTATAGCCATTGTAAAATTCTGGTAGTTTACTTCTAAAAACTATTGAAACATTTCCGCCATGTCGCAATACTTCCATTGTTTCTTTGTCGTTTGCTTCATTTCTGGAAAATGTTAAATGATAATTTTTTGGTAATTCACCTCTTAAAAATTTAAGCATACGTTTAAAATGCTTTGTATAATCATAAAAGATAACACCAGGAAACAATTCCATAATTTTATGATTTTCCCACATAATGTCGCTTGTTGTATTTAATCTTATTACAGGCTTTAAATTGTGCTTTTTACAATTTTTTTCATGATTTCTTATTTCTTTAGTCATCATGCTTAAAAATCTGGCACGTTCTTTAAAATACATAAGCGTTCTATTGGTTCTTCCTAATGTTTTTTGTGACATAAAAACAGGATTTCCAGAAGCGTGAAGACAGGCTTTGGCGCAACCCTTAGATTTAGAGGCGCAAACCTCAAAGCCAGAAATATTAGAGGGAATTAAATTTAAATGCATTTCCCAATATTTCTTTAACTCTTCGATTGTTGTATGCTTTGATAATTTTGGATTGTCACCCTTTCTTAATATATTATTTGGAACTTGATATTCCCTGTCTCTTAATTGTTGTATATTCATTTTTTTATTTCCTTTCTTTTAAAATAATACTTATTTTTAATTTTCTTTATATTGACAGATTGTCGCATTAATTAAACAAGTGAATTAATACTTTTAATGTTAAATATCCTGGTAAAAATACCACAATAAACAACATTAAATTTTCCATAAAGCCGTTTATTTTTTTAAATAATTTACTAAACATTTTTTTATTTCCTTTCTTAGTTTATAAAATTTCTGGCTACATCTAGCGCAAATATTAAAAAGCAACCAAACGCTAAAACAAAGCCTGTTGTTGAAAAATTAGGGTCTGTTGCCAGTACCATACCGACAACAGATAATAAGATTAAACAAACCCATTTTGTAACAATTAGAAAACCTTCCATTATTTTATTTCCTTTCTTTCTTTTTCTGTTTTTGCTTTCTGTACAATATCAACTAATTTTCCTAAATGTTTTAGTTGATCTTTCATTTCTTTTTTACCTTCATCATTTAATTTAGAATATAAATCTAAATATAAAGGCAATTGAGTTTCCCAATTTAAAGAGTGTAATTTTATTTCAACTCTTTTTACTGACGCTTTTTTTTGTGTTTTCATTTGTTTATTTCCTTTCATTTTTTAAAAAAGACTACTTATATTTTTATTGCTTTATACTTGACAAATTGACGCATGTGTTGAGCTGTTTTTAGATTAGAATAATTCTAAACTAAATAAACGTAAAAAGATTAAAGAGAAAGAAAGAGAAAAAAAGAGAAATTAAAAAAAGAAAAAAAGAAGGGTTGAAATGTTGCTATAAACAAGCGCACATTTTATTTTTTATTTCTCGCAATATGACCATCGGATTAATTTTTTCTTATAATGCTTAATTATCGGAAACTATTATTGATAATCATTAATTATCGTTAGTAATAAAACAAGGATTTTTGAAAATATAAAGGGGGGTATAGCCTAAAATTTGCCGTGCGATATACATGTCATTATACATGGGATTTATCAACAAACACATAGACACCTTGCTTTTGTACCCAGATAAACTAGATGTAGTATATGAGTGTTTATTATGCGGAAGATTTTGATTGTGTTTGCTATATTGATGAAAAAACCAATAATGTTGTAATTAAATTCTTTGGTATCCCCAATAAACAATCTGCACAATTATTTAGTGAATATGTAATGGCTACATTAGGAATAGAATATCATCCAATATCCAGTATAGAAAGATCTAAGATGCTACATTAGAATGGAAATAAAAATCCCTTATACCCCAAGAAAACATCAAGCCTATCTACACCAGCAAATCTCAAGATACAGATGGAGTGTGCTGGTCTGCCACCGAAGGTTTGGCAAGACAGTATGTATGATCAACCACCTAATACGTTCTGCATTATTAACTAAAGCGAAGAATCCTAGGTTTGCTTACATTGCTCCAACCTTTAAACAGGCAAAAGCGATAGCCTGGGATTATGTAAAACAGTTCACTGCCAAGATTCCTTACACAAAGTTTAACGAAACAGAGTTAAGAGTAGATTTGCCAAATGGCAGCAGAATAACATTATTAGGTTCAGAGAACTCAGATGGTCTTAGAGGTATCTACCTGGATGGATGTGTCATCGATGAGTACGCAAATGTTTCAGAAAAATTATTTCCAGAAATAATTAGACCGGCACTATCAGACAGAAAAGGATACTGCGTCTTTATTGGAACTCCTGCAGGAATGAATAATAACTTTTATGATTTATATCAACATGCTCAAGGTGCGGAAGATTGGTTTAACTACAAAGCTAAAGCTAGTCAAACAAAGATAGTCGACCAGGAAGAGTTAGATAAAGCAAAAGAAGTTATGGGTGAAAAGAAGTATATGCAAGAATTTGAGTGTGATTGGATTGCAAACATCGAAGGCGCAATCTATGCGGATGCATTAGCAAAAATGGAAGATAAGAAACAGATAGCAAGAGTTCCTTATGATCCTTCTTTACCTGTCTCCACTGCATGGGATCTTGGAGTTTCAGACCACACCGCAATAATATTTTTTCAACAATTAGGTTCATCAATAAACATTATTGATTATTATGAGGAACGAGGTCAAGGTTTACCGCACTATATAGAAGTTATAAATGCTAAAGAATATATCTACAAAGATCACTTTGCTCCGCATGACATCGAAGTTACGGATTTTAGTAATGGCAAAACAAGACGTGAGGTAGCCTATCAATTAGGTGTGCGCTTCAAAGTCGTGCCGAAGATACCATTAGAAGATGGTATTCACGCCACCACAATGACTTTGCCAAGATGCTATATTGATGTAGACCATTGCAAAAAACTCATAGATGCGTTAAGACATTACCATAGGAAGTATGTTGACAAAAACAGAATGTTTCGATCAAAGCCTAATCACGATTGGTCGAGTCATGCTTGTGATAGTATGAGGTATCTGTCTGTTGGCTTACAAGAATTAAATACTAGACAATCTGCGCCACAAAGTGTAGCAGATAATAGTTATAGGATTATATAATTATGGGATCAATATTTAAACCAAAAATGCCAGCGTTGCCACCACCGCCACCGCCACCAGAACCACCAAAGTCAGAATTAAGTGATGAGGAAAAGGCAAGAATAAAATCTGAACAAGATGCTATTGCAAGAAGAAGAAGAGGTCGTAAGTCTACAATACTTACTGGACCACTTGGTATTCAAGATACAAAAGAAGAAGCACTAGATACATTGTTAGGTAAATCGGATGATTATTAAAAGTATTAAAAAATTATTTAAAAAAAAACCTAAAGTAAAAGAGGTTGTTAAAAAAGAAATTAAAAAAGAAGAACCTTTAGTTTTAACAGAAGAAATTAAAAAACCAAAAATAAAAGAAACTAAAGAAACTAAATCTTCTTTAACATTTGGAGAATAATTATGGGAAGTAATTCAGCTTCAGCTGGTGGATCAGATGATGGTTTTTCTAATACAAAAAAATCAAAAGTATCTACATTAACTAAATTAAAACTTAAAACAAAACCAGTAATAGCAACACTCATAGGTGGTCTTACAAAAGGTGAAGAAGTTAATAGAAAATTTTTTGAAGAAAAAGTTAAACCTGCAGGAAAAAGTAAATACGATACTTATGAAGATTATATTAGAGCAAGAGGAAGAGGTGAAGTAGATGCTTACGGTAGAACAGTTACTCAAAGAGATAATGGTGGTGGTAATCAAGTTGTACAAGCACCTACAGATGCTACAATGACAGCACCAACTACAGCAGAAGTTTCTCAAAGTTCTGCAACAGATGCAACAGACGCAGCAACAGTAGATACAGATGATCCAACTTACATTAAAAGAAAAAATAAAAGACAAGGTAGATCATTAACAATACTAACATCATCTAAAGGAGTAAGTGACGGCTTGACTTTAGGTAAACGAAGTTTATTAGGTTCATAATGGCAAAAACAGAATTAACAAAAAATTTAATTAAAAGATTTGATCGTTTAACAACTCAAAGACAAAATTGGGAAACACATTGGCAAGAAGTTGCAGATTACATGATGCCAAGAAAAGCAGATGTAACTAAACTTAGATCTAAAGGTGATAAACGAACAGAATTAATTTTTGATGGTTCACCATTACAATCAGTAGAATTACTAGCAGCATCACTTCATGGTATGTTAACTAATCCTTCTACACCTTGGTTCTCTTTGCGATTCAAAGAAAACGATATGGAAAATCAAGATGAGGCAAAAGAATGGTTAGAAGATGCTACAGAAACAATGTACGCAGCATTCAATCGTTCAAACTTTCAACAAGAAATATTTGAGTTGTATCATGATCTAATTACATTTGGTACAGCTGCGATGTTTATTGAAGAAGATGAGGAAGATATTTTAAAATTTTCAACAAGACACATTAATGAAGTTTACATTGCAGAAAATGACAAAGGTAGAATTGATACAGTATTTAGAAAATTTAAATTAAGTGCTAGAGCTGCGATACAAAAGTTTGGAGCAAACGCAGACTTTGAAGTTATTGCTAATAAAGATCCATACGAAGAAATAGATATTATACATGCAATCTATCCAAGATCAGATTTCAATCCCAAGAAGCAAGATAAATCTAATATGCCTTTTGAATCTGTATATATGACAGCTAAAGGTGAAGAGTTATCTGTATCTGGATTTAGAGAATTTCCATTTGTAGTACCAAGATATTTAAAAGCATCTCATGAAATTTATGGAAGATCACCTGCGATGACAGCATTGCCAGATGTTAAAATGCTAAATGAAATGTCTAAGACTACAATCAAGTCTGCACAGAAACAAGTTGATCCGCCTTTATTAGTTCCAGATGATGGATTTATTTTACCGGTAAGAACTGTACCTGGTGGATTAAATTTTTATAGATCTGGTACAAGAGATAGAATTGAAACATTAAATATTGGTGCTAACACTCCATTAGGTTTAAACATGGAAGAGCAAAGAAGAAACTCAATTAGAAATGCTTTCTATGTAAATCAGTTAATGATGCAACAAGGTCCACAAATGACAGCAACAGAAGTTATTCAAAGAAACGAAGAGAAGATGAGATTGCTTGGTCCAGTTCTTGGTAGACTTCAATCTGAATTATTAAAACCATTAATAGATAGAGCATTCGCAATCATACTTAGAAAAAATTTATTTAGACCAGCTCCAGAATTTTTATCTGGTAAAGATATTGAAATAGAATATGTATCACCATTGGCTAAAGCACAAAAGTCTACAGAGTTACAATCAATCATGAGAGCAATTGAAATCATGGGATCATTATCAAATGTTGCTCCAGTATTTGATCATATTAATATGGATAAACTTGTTAGACATTTAGCAGATATAGTTGGTGTTCCACAAAAAATATTAAAACCACAATCTGAATTAAATGCACAAAGAGAAGAAGCACAAGCACAACAACAACAAATGGAACAAATGCAACAAGTTCAACAACTAGCGGAAGCAGGAGGAAAGGTAGCACCATTAGCAAAGGCTTTACCAGAAGAAGCTAGAGCAGTAGCTAATGCGGATGTTGAGTAATGGATCAATTAAAACAATTAGAAAGACAACTTAAACAATTAAGAGAAGCGTATAAACAGATTTTTAATTCAGATGAAGGTAAACTTATTATATCTGATTTAGAAAAAAGATGTCACTTCATGTCAACTACAAATGTAAAAGGTGATAGTCATGAGAGTGCATATATGGAAGGTCAACGTAGCGTACTTCTATTTATTAAATCAATGCTACAAGATGATAACACAAAAGGAAAATAACAATGTCACAAGAACAGATAACGCAGGAAACTGCGCCTGTAGCAGAGACAACACAACCTACTACAGAAACACCTCAAGAACAAATTTCTTCTACAACCGAGCAACCTACTGTTGCTAAATCTTGGAAGGAAGCAATATCAGAAGAGTTTAGAAACGATCCAAATATTTCTAAATTTACAGAGATAGATGCACTAGCTAAATCTTATATCAACGCAACAAGAATGATTGGTCAAGATAAAGTAGCAGTGCCAAATGAAAACTCAACAGATGATCAATGGAGTGAAGTTTATAATAAACTTGGTAGACCAGAGTCTGCAGATAAATATAAATTTGAAGTTAAATCAGATGTTGTTTCATTAGATGAAGGTGCAATAAAACAATTTGCAGAGAATGCGCATCAACTTGGTTTAAATAATAGACAGGCTCAAGGTATTTTAGAATTTTATAAAAATTCTATGGAAGGTTCTGCTCAACAATCTAAAGTTGATACTGAAACTGCACAGGCTCAAGCTGAACAACAACTTCGTCAAGAGTGGGGTAAAACTTTTGAAGAGAATGTTAAAAAAGCTGGATCAGTTGCAAAAGCTAACTTGGGTGTAGAAATTTTAGACTTACAATTAAAAGATGGTATGAGACTTGGAGATCATCCAGATATTATAAGAGGTTTTGCAAAGATTGCAGATATGATGTCTGAAGATAAAATTGTTGCAACTGAATCTGAAAATGTTGATCAAGGTAGAGATCTTGAACAAGAAATATCTAGAATTATGAATGATCGAACTGGTCCATATTGGAACAAAGGTCATCCAGAACATGATAA